CCATACGTTCCATTAACAATGGTTCGTGCAGTTGGTGAGAATACTTTCCAGCCTAAGATCGGCTTCAAGACTCGTTACGGTATGATTGCTAACCCATTCGTGGGCGCAAGCGCTGGTAACGATGTTGGTGCAAACCGCTCTAACCAGTACTACAGAATCTTCAAGGTAACTAACATCCTTGGTGGTTAATCTGTACTAAGTACGGAGAAGAGGGCCTTCGGGCCCTCTTTTTTTATGTATAAATAGATCTATAAACTTAATGTTGGTAGGACTAATATGCCATATAATAAAGAAATAAATTTTAACGTTGAAGCAAGTAGTGTTCTTGACGATACTATGTCTTATGCCAATGGTATTTCTTTTAGACTTGCCATTGATAAATTAAAGTTTCCAAACGTTGAATATACAATTCAAACTATTGCTTTACCTGATATGTCCACAGCAGGTGCTCCTCAGTATACACCAATGAGGAATATTACTCAGCCACCTGATAAAGTTGATTACGGTCAATTTGAAATGACATTCCTAGTTGATGAATATCTGAAAAACTACGAAGAAATTCATGATTGGATGTTAGGTATGGTAACACAGGAAGATAATCTACGTAAGAATCGTAAAACAAGAGATATGACTTTACAGATTCTAACTTCGCATAATAATGTTGCTCGTGAAATCGTATTTGTAGATGCTTATCCTATTCAGCTGAGTTCTTTGCCGTTTGATACAACTATTACTGAAACAAACTATCTTGTAGCGAACGTATCGTTCCAGTATAGCTACTTTAAATTTGTATAGATAGTTTACAAACTGTTTCATATATGATATAATGTATATTATGTGAAACAAATTCTGTGAGATGATTATGCTTAATATTGATGATATATTAGAAATGTGGAAAAAAGATGCTCCAATTAACGAAATGTACTTGGATGATGCATCGAAAGATACGGCCAAATATCACGCAAAATACCTTGAACTGTTGATGACTACTAAACTGCAGAAGCAGCGTAAAGAGTCACAGCTCAAAACTCTGCTTCGAGACAAGTGGTTGTGGTATAATGGTAAAATGTCTCAAAAACAAATGGATGATCTTAAATGGGATTATGACCCGTTTAATGGATTAGCTAAACCTTTGAAAGGCGAGATGGATTATTACTATAATTCAGATCCTGATATTATGAGAATTAATGATCAGATTGAGTACCTAAATACTCTTATTGAAACACTAGAAACTATTATGGAGAACGTGAAGTGGCGTCATCAGACGATTAAGAATATGATCGACTGGAGAAAGTTTACTAGCGGTGCTTAATGGATATATTAAAAGTTCATAAAAAGAATCATGCATTCCTACATATAGATTGTGATCCATCAGTAGCTAACGAGCTATGTGATTTCTTTACTTTCTATGTTCCCGGTTATAAATTCATGCCAGCCTACAAAAATAAAATGTGGGATGGAAAGATACGTCTGTACGATACGCGTACGCGCGAACTCTATGCTGGTCTATTCGACTATGTAAAAGAATTTGCGAATGCCGAAGGTAGAGACTATCGTATTGAATTAGGACATGATACTTATTATGGATTACCTGGTGTAGATCACGAAGTTGATATGTCATTCATGAAAGACTTGACATTAACTTCTCAAAATAAAAAGATTGAACCAAGAGATTATCAGTTACAAGCAATTGAGCATGGATTGACTAAGAAGTCTGCTATGCTTATATCTCCTACAGCTTCTGGTAAATCATTAATCATTTATGCTATTCTTCGCTATGTGTTAGAACATACAGATAAAAAGATTCTTATTATTGTACCTACAACTTCTCTTGTAGAGCAGATGTATAATGACTTTGCTGATTATAGTCAATATGACGATGGATTCGACGTGAAATCTACTTGTCATAGGGTATATTCAGGTAGACCAAAGATGTCAGAAGAACGGGTCATGATCTCTACTTGGCAGTCAATCTATAAACTTCCAGGGTCTTTCTTTGAGCAGTTTAGTGCAGTGTTTGGTGATGAAGCTCACAACTTTAAAGCTAAATCTCTCACTTCGATCTTATCTAAATGCCGAGATGCTGAATATAGATTCGGTACAACAGGTACTTTAGACGGTACTCAAACTCATAAACTTGTACTTGAAGGATTATTCGGTCCAGCACATTACGTGACTACAACAAAGAAACTTATGGACGAGGGATCACTATCAGATCTCGATATTAGTATCCTATTGTTAAAATATGAAGAAGAACTACGTAGAAAATTCGGTAAAAAGACTTACCAAGAAGAAGTAGACTATATTGTTACGTATCAAAAACGAAATCAGTTAATTACTAATCTAGCTTTAGATCAAGATGGTAATACCCTTGTACTCTTCCAGTTTGTAGAGAAACATGGTAAACCCCTATATAATATGATCAAAGAAAAAGCTCATAGTCGTCGAAAAATATTTTATGTAAGTGGTGAAACAGGAGTTGATACACGTGAAGAAGTCAGACGAATTACAGAAAACGAAAAGAATGCAATCATTGTGGCTTCACTTGGTACATTTTCTACTGGGGTTAACATTAGGAATCTGCATAACATCATATTTGCAAGCCCCAGTAAATCACAAATCAAAATCCTACAATCAATCGGACGTGGACTTCGAAAATCAGACGATGGATCCACCACTCGCTTGTATGATATCGCTGATGACTTGCATTGGAAATCAAGAAAGAACTACACGTTAAATCATGCTGCAGAGAGAATTAAGATCTATACAAAAGAAAAATTTAAATACAAAATCTATGAAATCGATATATGATAAATAATAGTATGACAGATAAAAATCCATATACCGATTTAGATATAAAACATTTTAAACTTGCTTCAGGTGATGAAGTAATCGGACTCATAGCAGGTTTAAAAAAGACAATGGGTGTACTTTATTTGGAACATCCTGTAAGAGTAGAAGCTGGTATGGAATCATTCTTAATGGCTGATTATATGCCAACTGCTAAAGATAATATAGTTGCTTTTTCTATGACTCATGTTGTAGCTCAATCAGACGTAACAGAATCAGTTAAAGAAGCTTATATTAACTTCTGTCTTAAATCAGCTGAATATCAATACGATGTTGAACCTTATTCAGATGACTGGACTGAAGATGAATACGATGAAGACCTAGATCAATTAGCGACTCATCAACCAAAGACAAAGGTCTATCATTAATAGTATATTCCCCCTCTCCCCGAGGACTATATTATTATAACATACTTTTGTGAGTTTGTAAACGGTTTATTTCACTTTTTTTGAAAAAAAATTGTTTACTTTTCCTTAGATATAGTGTATAATATTACTATTAACGCTATAAACATATACTAGGAGTTTATATAATGGCTAAACTAAAACCTAAAGAAAAGCCTCATTACGTTAATAACAAGCAATTCTCATTTGCTGTGGTTGACTATGTCAATAGTGTAAAGACCGCTTTGAATGAAGAAAAGAATCCACCTAAGGTAACTAATTACATTGCGGAATGTTTCCTTAAGATAGCCGAAGGCTTGTCTCACAAGTCGAATTTTATTCGCTATACCTATCGCGAAGAAATGGTTATGGACGCTGTAGAAAATTGTCTTAAAGCAATCCATAACTATGATATTGAAGCGGCGACTCGAACTGGTAATCCAAATGCATTTGCTTACTTTACACAGATTTGTTATTATGCGTTTCTCAGACGAATTGCTAAAGAGAAAAAACAGCAAGACGTTAAATTTAAATACATTGAAACATCTGGTCTAGAAGACTTTATTCATTATGACCCATCAATGTCTGATGCTGCTCATGAAGTAGAACGGGCATTTGTAGACGAATTAAGAGATCGTATCGATAAGATTAGAGATAACGATACTAAGATTAAAGAGTTTGCTGAAAAAGAAAAGAAAGAAGCTAAGGCCAAGAAAGAAAAAGGCCTTGAACTATTCATGGGTTAAACAATATGAAGATTGCTATTTTGAACGACACTCATTGCGGTGTTCGTAACTCGTCAGATATTTTTGTGGAATATCAACGTAAATTTTATAATGATATATTTTTTCCATATCTAAAAGAAAACGGTATCAAACAAATCTTACACTTAGGTGACTATTACGATCATCGTAAATATGTCAACTTTAAAGCTTTGTCTGATAATCGTGAAAACTTTCTAGACGTTTTACGTAAAGAAGGTATCACTATGGATATTATCCCAGGCAACCATGATGTCTACTATAAGAATACTAATGAACTTTGTTCGTTAAAAGAACTTATGGGACATTATATGAATGAAGTCAATATCATCATGGAACCAAAAGTAATGGACTATGATGGTTGTAAGATTGCATTGGTACCTTGGATTAACAATCAAAATTATCATGAGTATGTCGACTTTATCAAGAACTGTAAAGCACAGATTCTTGGAGCTCATCTAGAGTTGGTTGGATTCGATATGATGAAAGGAGTTAAAAATACTCATGGAATGGGTTCTGAACTATTTGAGAGATTTGATCAGGTTTGGTCAGGTCATTTTCATACTAAATCTACAAAGGGTAACATCAGCTATCTTGGATCGCAAATGGAATTTACTTGGGCCGATGCTCATGATCCAAAGTACTTCCACGTTTTCGATACCGATACTCGTGAGCTTACTCCAGTACTCAATCCTTTAAATATTTTTGAAAAAGTCCTTTACGATGACTCAAAAATAGATTATAATAGTAAGGATATAAAAAATTTAAAGGATAAGTTTGTCAAGATCGTAGTCGTCAAGAAAGATGACCCGTTTACATTTGATAGATTTATTGATAGACTCAATCAACTTGGAGTACACGATCTTAAGATTGCAGAAACATTTGATGAGTTTGTTGGTGTCAACGTAGATGATGAAGGTATATCTGTTGAAGATACTACTGAACTATTAGACTCTTATATCGATAATGTTGAGACAGAACTCGACAAAGATAAAATGAAATCTTTAATGAGAGGCTTGTATGTAGAAGCTTCAAATATGGAAATAGCATGATTAAATTTGAAAAGGTTCGATGGAAGAACTTTCTATCGACAGGTGATTCGTTTACGGAAATACAATTAGATCGTTCTCCTTCTACATTGATTGTTGGTCAAAATGGCGCAGGTAAGTCTACATTACTTGACGCTATTTCTTTTGCTCTCTTTGGTAAAGCCCATCGAGATATTAAGAAAGATCAGATGGTCAATAGTATCAATGGTAAAAAAGC